ATAATAGTATCCATGTCTGAATCAAATTACTGTGAAGATTGCAATCGTTTAAAAGACATTGCTTGTACCTGTGGTATGACCTTTGCAGAAAAAGTTAAGACGACCTCAGTTAACTGGGCTACTTGGTCAGATACTAGAAAAGGCTCTTGAGTTGGGATTTTGTCTTGACAGTTTTATTTTTTTGCGGTATGATGATATTTACAGAACCAGCAATTTACGAGTATTTAAGAAAGAAGAACAGTGTCCCTAAACGCAAGAGGAATACCAACAAGCGTATGTCCAATTTGTGGTACTAATATATTTAAAGTTTTAGTTACATTTGATGAAGAATACAATATAGAACAATACCTGTTAGATTCTGAATGTGCAGAATGTGGTACCCTTGTTACTGCACCTACACCCCTAGATTTAGAAGTATAAGGAGAAAAATGGCACAAAAGAAAACATCTGATAGAAATACTAACAGAGCAAATGGCAAGGCTATAAAACAAAATCCTAAAGAACCTAATGTTGGTGCTACAGGTAAAAGTCGTGGTGGATATAATTTGGCTAAGAGGCCAGAAAAGGCTGCTGCATGGGATGCTATCAAAAAGCGTTCTGCTAGAAAGGCTCGTAGAAAAGCGGCTAATCTTGCATACAAGCACGGTGTTAGAACTGGTCAACTTAAGAGATCAACAGCAAGTGCAGATTCGTAAACATAAAGACTATCGTGTTAATGAATTAGCAGAGTTTATAGAGCATTTACAGGACGTAAAATATCACATAAAGCCATTTGAAATGGCAGAGGCTATTGTGGTCTTTATGGATGATTTGCGGGGTAAAGAATATGCTAGAAAGATCCAAGACTATGTAAAATCTGACTTTAAGTTTCAATCAAAGGATAAGGTATAATAATTGTATGTATGAATATCACGTAAAAAAAGTTTATAAAGTAGTAGATGGAGATACAATCGATGTTGACATTGACCTGGGCTTTAATGTTTCTTACTTCCAACGTGTCCGTCTCGCAGGCATCGATACACCAGAATCTCGCACAACAGACCTACGTGAAAAAGAATTAGGTTTACAATCAAAAGAGTGGCTCAAGAAAAAACTTGAAGGTGCAGAAAATATTATAATTAAAACCCAAAAGCCAGACTCTACAGAAAAATATGGTCGAATCCTTGGAGATTTACATATTAAAGGTTTTGAAAAATCTTTAAATCAAATGATGATTGATGAAGGATATGCTTGGGGTTACATGGGAGACACCAAAGTAAAAGACTTCCCAGCATTGTTAGCAAAAAGAAACTCTAAGGCATAATCATGCAAGATATTCCATGGACTTTTGGAATAATAACAACATATCAAGATAAAGATAGACTACTACACATTATAAAAAGCATTCGTGATTTAAGTATTCCAGAATATGAAATACTATTTGTTGGTGGTGGAGATAGTGAAGGTATAGATGGACCAGATATTCGTAAGGTAGACTTTGATGAAAGTCAAAAACCAATGTGGATCACAAGAAAGAAGAATGTTTTAGTTAAAGAATCTAAGTATGAAAATATAGTTTTAATGCATGACTATCATATCTTTGATCAAAATTGGTATGAAAGTTTTAAAGAGTTTGGAACAGACTGGGACATATGCTCTTGCCCTCAGTATTTAATTACAGGTGCTCGTAATCCTATGGACTGGTCTTTATGGGATAAGCCAGGTCACGGAAGGGCGTGGTCATTAGATTATGATGATTGGACACAAACTAAATACATGTATATCTCTGGTGGATTCTTTATGATAAAAAAACACGTAATGATTGAAGAGCCATTAAACGAAAGCCTTGGATGGAATGAAGAAGAAGATGTTGAGTGGTCAATGAGAGTTAGAGATAAATATGTAATGAAGTGTAATGGAAAGGCTATTGTTAGACATAACAAATGGCATAGACATGCGGGTCCTAATCCAAATGCATGATAACAAATTAGTTATATTTGATCTTGATGGTGTATTGATTGACTCTAGAGATGTTCATTATGACGCACTAAATAGTGCTCTTATAAAAATTAACCCTAAGTTTGTTGTTACTAGAGAAGAGCATCTGTCAAAGTATGATGGCCTTGGAACCACTATGAAATTAAAAATGTTAACAGAATTAAAAGGGCTTCCAGTAGAGTATCACGATCAGGTATGGAAAGAAAAACAAAGACAAACAATAGATATACTACAAAAACTTTCAGAGAATAGAACAGCAATATCTATAATAAAGCAGTTAAAAAAAGATGGATGGAAAATTGCGGTAGCAAGTAATTCAATTAGAGAGACTATCATAACAGCATTAAATGCCATTGGAGTACTAGGATATATTGAATATATAGTTAGCAATGAAGATGTAAAGCATCATAAACCATACCCTGAAATGTATTGGAAATGTATGACAGCATTAAATGCTTTGCCTCAAAACACCATCATAGTAGAAGACTCACATATTGGTAGACAGGGTGCTATAGCCTCTGGAGGGCACTTATACGGCATTAAAGATGCAGATGACTTAGATAAGGATAAGTTTTTTGGTATGATAGATAGATTCCAATTGAAGGGAAAAAAAGAAGTGCCTTGGAAAAATGAAAAGATGAATGTCTTAATCCCTATGGCTGGTGCTGGATCTAGATTTGCACAAGCAGGATACACCTTCCCTAAACCATTGATTGAAGTTAATGGTAAGCCAATGATTCAAGTTGTAGTAGACAATTTAAATATAGATGCCCATTATGTATTTATAGTTCAAGAAGAACATTTTCATAAATATAATTTAAAGCAAGTGTTAAACTTAATAAAACCAGGATGCGACATTGTAACAATCAATGGCATCACAGAGGGTGCTGCAGTAACAACTCTGTTAGCAAAAGAATATATAAATAGTGACGAGCCTTTGTTAATTGCAAACTCTGATCAGATTGTAGAGTGGAATAGTAATGAGTGTCTTTATGCTTTTGATGCAGATGAAATAGATGGCGGCATCTTAACATTTAAGGCTACACATCCTAAATGGTCTTATGCAAAGATTGGTGACAATGGCTTTGTATCAGAAGTAGCAGAAAAGAATCCTATATCAGATAACGCAACAGTTGGTATATATTATTGGAAGCATGGATCAGATTATGTAAAATATGCTGAAGATATGATACAAAAAGATATAAGAACTAATAATGAATTTTACGTTTGTCCTGTTTTCAATCAAGCAATTGAAGATGGTAAAAAGATAAGAATAAAAGAAATAGAAAAAATGTGGGGTATTGGAACACCCGAAGATTTAAACTACTACTTGGAGAAAAACAAATGAATAGAAATAAACAAGATTATCTAAACATGCAAAACAAATATTATGATCAATATGCTGCTGTATGGAGTTTGCAATTTAAAGACCCAGTTGTTGGATCATACGATGCTCACAATGATTGGGAAGATTACGACACATATCTTTTTAAAGATTTTGATACAACTGACATGGTTGCCCTTGACTACGGATGTGGTCCAGGTAGAAACTTAGTTAAATTTAACGATAGATTTAAAAGGATTGATGGGGTAGACATATCTAACATCAATCTAGAAAAGTCAAAGGTAAATTTAGAATATAACAACATTCCTATTCCCAATCTATATCATACATCTGGAGATAATCTATCAATGATTGAAGACAATGTATATGATGTTATGTTTGCAGTTATTTGCTTTCAACATATTTGTGTTCATGAAATTAGATTTAATATATTAAAAGAAGCATACAGAGTGCTAAAACCAGGTGGAAAACTTTGTTTCCAAATGGGATATGGTGGTAAAGAAGGAATTCCTACCGCAAAATATTATGACAATGTTTATGAAGCAGCAAGTACAAACGGTCATGCAGATGTAAGCATTACTGATGAAGAAGAATTAAAAGATGATTTAATTAATAAGATAGGTTTTAAAAATTATAAATCTGATCTTAGACCAACTGGACCTGGAGACAATCATCGTCAATGGATTTGGGTTCAGGTTGAAAAATGAAATACATATCTCATCGTGGCAACTTAAATGGTCCAATATCAAGAGACGAAAATAATCCTTTCTATATTGACGCAGCCATTTTTGCAGGCTATGAAGTAGAAATAGATTTAAGAACTAATCTTGGACAACTATACTTAGGACATGATGACCCAGATCACTTTGTAGATTTACAATGGCTAAAAGAAAGAAAAGATAAACTTTGGATTCATTGTAAAGACTATAGGTCTTTAGAAACTTGTATAGAAAACGATTTACATTGTTTCTTTCACAATATGGATGATTATACTATGACTAGCAGGGGATTTGTTTGGGGATACCCTGGCACTCCAAAAGTTTCTGATTGTTCTATTCTTGTATTGCCAGAAAAAAATCAGGGTACAAAGTATATTAAAGATCTAGGATACTTTGGTATATGCTCAGATTATATAGAAGAAATAAAGGATAATTATGTTGAAGCCAATTGATTATGAAAAACATTTTGTTATAGGAACACCCTTAGTTGCTTGGAAATGTGATAGAAACGAGCATATGACATGGATTGAAGATAGGATTAATATAATTCAAAAATTTCCCAACGCTAAATGGTTTGCTGCATTTGAATTAGATGAAAGAGGGTTAGAGCCATTTAAGTCTGTTATCGAGGCATTAAAAGAAGTTAATGGAGACTACTGGACATATACTATTAACGATATGCAACCTAAAGTAACATCATACAATAGGTGGATAAGAATTGAAACTGGTCGTAATCTTATTAGAGAGTTTGCTCAAAGGGCTAGAATAACTGCTGGTCACCATTGGGGAGAAGACTGCACAGAATTAAATCAAGGGATAATAAATTATCAAGCAGTTTTATATGTAGATTCTGATACAACATTAAATGCTACTATAGTTGAAAAATTACTAGAGGTTGATAGGCCATTAGTTGGTGTTAACGTACCTGATTATGGACTATCTGGTAAGGTAATTAGTCAAGATCCACCAATACAAGAACACTGGACAACTGCAGGAATGTTGTTGGTAAATTCTCCAGCATTTTATGATTTACCTTGGTATCACAATGCTTATCTTAACTTAAGCGATGACCCAACGTTTCAGTCGTTAGCAGAAAGACTTCCACAAAGAGATGCACAGAATAATCTATCAGAACCCTTTGGCATGACCTGGGTTAGAAAAGATATCCACGCAGCACACAAGGGTCAATTGATACCAGTAGAGGCTAGACAAATCAAAGATAGACTGGTATAATATTATAGTTACCCTGCCAAAAGGGGGGTATCAAATAACTCGCTGAAAAGGAGGAAAACATGGTAAGTTCACTAATGCGACAAATGCAATTAGAACCATTCTTTTTAGGTTTTGATGATGCATTTAATCAGTTGATGGGATTAAAAAATGACCTCAACAAACATATCTCAAATTATCCACCTTACAACATCAAAAAAATTGAC